GTCCACCACTTCGCAATTTGCTCAGTGTCTGTTGTTGCGTCCAGCAGCCCATGTTCAGTCAGTGGGGTCTTTTGTTCGGGCGCACATGGGAATACGGGGTAGCTGAGTTCAGCGTACCACAGCGCTGCATGCAGCATCGAGGTGTTCGGGCGCGCGGACATCAGAACGGCACTTCGTCGTCCTCTATGCTTGCATATTCTGGTTCGGATTCTGATCGTTGTGGTTTTTCACCCAGCCTGTAGCCAACGATCCTGTCATACTTGTCGCCGTGTTTGCGCTCGACGGTAATGTGTGTAGTTGGCGCTATCGCGCCCGTTTGCGCCATCGCAACAGCCTGCTCAGCAGTTCCGGGCACCGGCTCGTAGCTGCGCTGCCGCCACCACTGCTCGGCCCTGTAGCGCGCGTAGCCGGTGTGCTCGAAGCAGATCCACTCGGAAATGTAGTAGCCGAATCCGACGCGGTAATCTACACGCATCGTGCGCGGGGCTTCTGGTGGTGCGCCGCGCTTGATGTGCACAGAGTAAAACGTTTCTACGACCTCATACTCAGTCTGTGTCGGCTGATCAGAAAGGATGCCGGCGTTGCTGGCCTGACTGTCATGCCTGCGATGCTGTCGCGGTGGGAATACATGGCCACAGGCCGGGCATGTCGCGTATCCGGCCGCGATGATCTCGTGACACTCGGGGCATTCTTTCGCCGGTGCCTCATTGTTATTGCCTGGTCGAGAATCACTGATGCGCAGCGCGTCGACTGGGCCGTGACGCAGGATGTTGCCGCCGAAGTCAAGCACTAAGCAGTTGATTTTGCCTGGGTGTAGACGGAAACCACGACCGACCATCTGGTAGTAGAGCCCTGGTGACAGCGTTGGCCTCAGCAGCGCTATACAGTCAATGTTCGGTGCATCGAAGCCAGTCGTGAGCACATTTACGTTGCAGAGGTATTTCAGCTCGCCGGCCCGGAAACGGCGCAGTGTTTCGTCGCGCTCAAATGGCAGCGTATCACCACAAACAAAACCGCACTCTACATCATGACGTTCTCGTAGTACTCGTGCGATGTGTTGCCCATGGCGGATGCCCGACGCAAAGATCAGTATGCTGTTGCGATCCTGCGTGTACTGCACAATTTCGCGACATGCTGAGAGCACCAGCTCATCGGCATCCATCAGATCTTCGACTTCGCTGGCGATATACTCACCGGCGCGGATATGCAGCTTGTCTGTGTCCGGTTTTTGTGTTCCCGCCTTACTGCGCAGCGGGCACAGGTAGCCCTGCACAATCAGTTCGCGCACGCTGATCTCATAGCAAATGCGATTGAGCAGGTTGTCGGGATGGCAGACGGCGCCCGTTGTCATGCGAAACGGTGTAGCCGTGAAGCCGACCAGCCGCACGTTCGGATTTGCGGCCCGCGCGTCCGTCAGGAATGTGCGATACATCCCTTCGCCGTCGGGTGGGATCATATGCGCTTCGTCAATTAGGACCAGGTCAAAGCGATTCAGCTCTGCTGCCCGGCGATAGACCGACTGGATGCCGGCGACGATGATCGGGTGCTCGGTGTCGCGGCTGCGCAGCCCGGCCGAGTACACCCCGACGCGGTGCCAGAGGTCGGGGGCCAGCGCGTGAATCTTGTCAACTGTCTGCTCGAGCAGCTCTCTTACGTGCGCCAGGATGAGAACGCGGCCATTCCAGCGCTGCACCGCGTCGCGGCAGATTGTGGCCATCACCAGTGTCTTGCCGCCGGCGGTCGGAATGACAACACAGGGGTTGTCATCGCGCGTGCGCAAGTGGTGATACACAGCCTCCACAGCTTCGCGCTGATATGGACGCAGTTGCATCATACTGCCCTGGCTGTGTTATTGTTAATTCATGTGCGAGCGCCAGATGTCTACATCGCGTGGCAACTCTTGCTTGTTGGTTAGATTGTGGATTGTCACGACTACTCGTCCGCCAGGCACAATTTGTGCGCGATAGATCAGCAGCCATACAATGCGGCTGTCGTCAGGAAATGCGCCACCGTGCTGGCACGCGTCCAGTACAGCCTTGAGTAGATTGTCGATATCGCGTCGCCGGCGATCAGGTGGATATACCTCAATGGTCATTGCCATGCGCCCGACTATCGGCGGCAAGCAGCGTGATGCAAGAATTTGCGCTACCTGCCGCCGAAATTTCCTGCCTGCGCTGCTGATCAGTGTGCGCGCACCAACACGTCGGTAATAGTGATTCACCGATGGCGGCCAAGGCAGCTCAAATGTTACCGGCGATGACATCATCGTTGCCACGGGGGTTTTCCATTTCCGCCAATTGCGCTCGGTCGCGTTGTCGTGTCTCTTTTCTCATAACCTCTGATGACATTCGTTGGTTCCCCGTTATCGTCGCGATTCTTGACGCCCACCTTGATCATCAGCGGCAGGTTGTGCAGCTCGACCGAGTCCTTCGGGGCGAGTACACCAACGGCGCGGCAGATTGCTGACAGCTCGGCGCGGGCGATTTTCACCGCCGTCGCGTCGGGGTTGTCGAGATTGAGGCGTGCCCAGAGATTGCGTCCTCGGTGCTCGCCCTCGATAATCTGGAACGTCAGCTCAAGGTACTGTCCGGTACCTTTTTTGTTGGCCTTCATTTCGCTGTCCGTGATGATCGCCACATATTTGCCTGGCGGAAGTGGCTCAAATGCGAAGCTGGGGTCCACAGTACTTGCGTCAAATCCGTTGAGATTGGCCATTGTTACTCTCCTTCCTTGCTGCTGTTGCTGACATTCGGCTGTGGCTCGCCACGCAGCAGTGCAGCATAGACACGGTAGTCCAGCGGGATTTCGTCAGGCAGATTAAGGCGATTCTTTGCTACATGCGCCGGGCGCTCTGTCGTGCGAATGATACGTTCGCCGGTTCCGATGCCCTGAACGCGTTTGCGATCGAATCCTTCACTTATTGATTTTGTGTGAACGCGATATGTAGCGAACAGCACTTCGTCGCACCATTCCTGCACCAGAGCTGAGGCCAGCTTGTGCAGTCGCGGACAGTAGCGATCGTAGGTGTCCGTTTCGGGATTAGCAAATTTCTCGATCTGCGCATGTGCGATCAGCATGACATGCATACCTCGCTCGTTGCGCAGCGCATCGAGGCCCGTCAACACTTCACGCCAGTTTGTCAGCGCAAAGACATAGCCTCTGCCGTAGGGAATGTCTTCGATTGATTCCACGTTGCGCTTTTTGCATACATCGGCCCAGATCAGCCGCTCAAGCCAGTCGCACGAGTCCACTACGACAGTCTTGTACTCATGCTGCTCGGTATATAGTTCCCCGATTGCGGCGAGTACATCGTTGTAGCTCTGCGCCAGCGGAAATCGCTCACACTCAATGTTGGCCAGGCCGTCTTCGGTCTGTATGAAGATAGGCTTTTCGGCCATCGCGCCGAATGTAGACTTTCCGATGCCGTGTGTGCCATACAGCAGCGTGCGGCGTGGGGTTTTGACGATGCCTCGTTGAATCTGTTCCAGCAGTTTCATGCGCGTCTCCTGTAGCATTTGTCCTGCATTCATCTCGACGTCTCAGTGTATTCGGGCCGGGGCCGGTACGGGGAGTCTCGGCCGCGTGGCGGGGCGAAAGGAGGAAGGGGCGGGAGTACCACGCGGTCACGCCACCCGGCCCCGGACCCGAATTTACAGACGATCAATCACGCGAAGGCCTTCGTAACGTGTAAACCAGTTTCCTGTCTCACGACATTGCCGCAGATCGCGCATCGCTTCCTCATTTTCGCGCTGCGCCTCGTTGAGTACGGCTGGCTCGATGCGCCACACGCCGCAGCGAAATGGTTCGCGCTTCTCGACGGCGATGATATGGCAGGCGATTAATTGCCAGCCGCCGGGTGTTGGAATACCTTTGCAGTTGTGCGCCCCACCAGCCGTGGCCACCAGCGCGCGGTAAAATGCCAGCTGGTGAATATATCCGAAGGCGCGCATTGCCGCTTCGAATGTGTCAAGCTCTTCTGTGGTTTTGAGGTCAACGATGCCTGTGTGGATATCCGGATTAATCCAGTCGATCCGTGCCTGGCAGCGATGACCGGCGTATTCAGTGCGCACCACGCCTTCGGCGACGCCTTCTGACAGCATCTCAGCCGCGATCGCATGT